TTTCATCCTCTGCAATTCTTAGAATTCCACCATAACTCAGATAATTATATGCGGAGTACCAGTCGGTTTTCCACGCTCCGGTTGGACCAGAGCCAGTTACACCACCATAGGTTGTGCCATTTAATAAAGTTACCCACTCACCTAACGAAGAGAGCGTCATATAATTGTTATCTTTGTCCAAAGTAGTTCCAAAGATTTCAACTAAACTTGGGGTGGTTAAACTTAGCATTCCTGATGCATGTGGACTGCCACCTTCTGAACCCGGAACGATGAAGGAATTGTCTACAACTGTAACTGTTACATTTGGTCGTGTCATTTTAATCTCCTAGAGATGCCTTACTGGTTTTATTTATGAAAACCAATGTTTTGGGGGTTCCTGCGTCCAATAATCATTTCCATCGGAAAATGATTTAAGATCATCTTCCTCGTAGGAAGAAATAAAACCAAATGGAGATAAATCGTCTTCTAATTGTTTAATTTCGTTCTTAAATAGTGCCAATCTGGTGTCTAAATTGGTAATTTCTTTAAAATATGGCTGTCTGGTTAACCAAGAAAACAGAACCAAAGACATTACCAAGTCATCTGTATGACCATCCTCGGCGGAATAACTTTGTGCTTTGCTAACAAAAGACATTAATTCTGTCAAAATGTCGTAATCTTCGAGAATCAATTTATCTTGTTCTATTAAGTTTTTAAGAACAGAACACCCAACTCTTTTTACTTGACTAGTTGTTCGGACACCAAACACGCTCTCTCCCTTTCCAAACCCACCCGAAACAACTTGTCCTTTTCTGCCTTTCATGCTTGTCATTAGAATATGTTCATACTCTAATTCGCTATGAAGAATATCTGCAACTTGACCACCAATATCATTTATTTCTACAAAGACATATGCTTTGTTATATTTGTAACCTACTTTTTCTATTACTGTGGGAAATAACATAGGTGATATAAGATTGTTTCTGAACTTACATACCATTTTATAGGGAGAAGATGTCGCATCAATTACAGTGAAAGCACTATAATCCTTTCCTTGTCCTCTCGCTGTATCTACGGTTATGAAATACAAATGATCTTCTTTTGGTTCTTCATAGACAGTTAACCCTTCTTTTGTTACTAATATTGGTTCTGCCCATGTCATTGCATTTAATTTTGCGGTAGATATTAGAGTATTAGAAGAACCAAGAAAATTACATTCAAACTCGGATTCGAACTGCTTTTCCGATGTCTGTTTGATCATTTCCTCTTTCCACTTTTGATCTCTAAGTCTTCCTCCTGCTGTAATAGGAACTTGAGACCAGTGAACTTCTATGGGAACATATTCATTCTTTGTGGGATCTCCAGCCTTTCTTGTTGCACCTTTCCACAACTTATAAAACATATTTAAACCATTTGGTGTTGAAATAATCAATACCTTTGTGCTTACACCCGATGTAATTGTAGGAAACACGGAACTAAAGAATTCTTCTGCAATGTTTTGCGGGACGAACGCAAATTCGTCAAGAAACAACATGTTAAAAGATCCACCACGGACCGCAGATGCAGAGGTAGATGATGCTAGGATCTTTGATCCATTTTCTAATTGAATAGAACCTTTATTCCATTCAAGAATTCCTTGCTGAATCCATTTTGGCAAATATTCGTATGCCAACTTTAATCTAGAAAGCATCTCTCTTGCGGTTGATTGTTTATTTGCAAGTATTGCAACACTCATATTTTGGTTGAACAAAATATAGTGAAGAATATAACCAATTACTGTTGTAGACTTTCCAGACTGTCTTGGTAGTTTTGCAATAATATATCGATTATCATGGAATTGTTTTACCATTTCTTCCTGATAATCATACAGTTCAAACGGAACAAGACCTTTATCTAGAGTTACAATCTTTATGTAATTTTTAATAAAGTAGACGGGATCGTTAGCACATTTTACATACTCTTCGACCTGTTCTTTTGTGAATTCAATTTTTACACCGGGACCCTTTAGGTTTGGGTTACCCAGATAACTTTTATCCTGTGGCTTCCCCATCGTTTAATGCTTTCTTTCTACTTCGGTCTTTATTTACAAGATCCTGAAGATCACTTGTTGAACCAACATAAATTGCATTTGTGGTGTTGTTTTTTACTGTAATGTTTTCTTTTTGAGCATCTTTTTTCTGCTGATGTAGATCCATAAGATCTTTATTCATCTCTGCTAATTGTTTAGCAAATGTAGAAACAACTTCAAATCCTCTAGGTGAATCTAGGCTTTCAGCAAGAGAAATAGCATTTTCTAAACTTGCCATTCCCTTTTCAATCAACTGTTTCATGTTGGTTCTAGCATATTCAAAATCAGATTCTATTTTTTTATCTTGTGCTTCTTCTGATTTTGTTTTTTGAACCAATACTTGCTTGGGTTCTGATGATTTAAACTCAACACCCAAACTTTGTGAAATTGAATCAAACACTGGGGGGATTTCTTCATTCATAAATCTTCATCCTCAAATACATTAACAGATGCTTCTTTGATTATTCCAGAACCACCTTCTAGTATTTTTCCAAATATATGTGCTTTGGCTACAAAATTCAAAGTACTCGTTACCATTCTTCTTGATAATAAGTCACCATCATAAGTGTCAGATGAACGAACCCCTGTTAGAACAATCGGAACATCAACATGGGTGTCGAGATTGTTCATTTTTAAGGTAACTATGAACTCTGGTGAAAAATAAGGCAATATTTGTTCGACTATCTGTAGATTGTCTTCTACATTTCTCGTATAAACTCCAACTTCAAATTGAACATTGTATGGAACTTCAGTGAACCCTCTATAGGTTTTATTCTGTTCTCCGGTTCCTGTTGATTTCATTTTTTTGTTTATTTTGTTTATTTTTCTTGATGGATCATAAACCATGTCTGTCATTGAAAATGACATTTTTGGAAGATATGTTTCCAATTTTACATTATTTGAAATCGAACTTGCTTCGTTTAGTCTTCTAATAAATTTTTCTTTACTAGAATATGTCAATGGAACTCTGCTTCTTTCCATTGTGCCAGTTGGTGTCCTTTTTTCTATGTAAATTTCATCAAATAACCCACCAAAGGCAAGGGTCAATTTTCTTAATGTTTCGTTGTAAAAATAATCAAACATTAGTAATTACCCTCTGAGAATGGATCTACATCAGTGAAATCATATATTCCAGTCAAGTTTCTATCGATTTCTATAATATCGTTATCTCCCAGTGTTTTGTTAGTTGCTGGAGATATTGGAATTACAATATTTGTTCCAGTTATGCCAGACACATAATATTCTGTTCCGGAACGAGTTCCTTTTATTGTTTGTAAACCATAAGCAAAAGATCCACTTATTCCGATTACTTCTAGTGTTTTTTCTTCTAGATTGTGTCGAATTAAAGACGCCTCTGCTGTTGCGTTTTCATATGAACCATTGGTGACTCCTAAAACTTGGAATAGAATTTCTCCATCGAAATATCTTCCTGCATCGCTGACTCTATTCCCTAACGTCATTTGATATGTGCTTGTCTTTATTTCATCTTCGACTGCATCTATATCAGTATTACCAGTTTCAAATTCATCACCATTGATTGTAGTGAGTTCACACACTAACAAGTATGTGTAGAGTTTTCCTGCTTGGTAAAATGGATTTTCGTGTTCTACAAAGTTAATTTCAAATAAAGCCTTTGTTAATGGAAAAAAGATCAGATCTCCCTCGCGTGGACGAGTTATGCCATATCTTTCTGATATTTCAGAATCAAACCTTTTCCTAGAAACTATTAGGTTAACTTTATCTCTTACTTCTAAACCAAACTTTGAGATTATGTCTCCCTCTCCCTCAAATCCGGCAACAGAAGCAATATACATTTCAATTGGAAAAACTTTAGTATATTTGTAATTTGCTTCTCCGAATTCTGCAATACCGTTATATTGCTCTCTTGGAATATAAAACATTTCTCTACCCATCGTTTTTATGATCTCAATAGAGAGATCTTCGATGATATTCTGTTCTCCAGAGTAATCTTTGAAGTAGGGATTTTTAGCCATTTTCAACCCATCATGAAGTTAATTGGTAGTTCGTATTCCAATTGAACTTGTGTTTCGATTAATTGTATTTCCTGCATTGCCTCTTGAACTATTTCTGGACCACGAAGAGTTACACCACCGGGAAGTTGAACACCACCAAATTTAGACATGTTCATTCCCCATTGTCTTTTTATCAAAGCGGTGACATATTTCTTCAATAAACGATCATTGTATATTTCTGTGAACTTTTCAGGATCAAGAGAGACATATGCTTCTATGACTATATTTTTGGTACTAGCAAGTTCTTCTCTCCAATTCATTTCAATATGGAGTTTATTTGTTACCTTACTGAAACGAACTGTCTTTTCTGGTTGAAAGAGATCTTGAATCATATTGATGTATCTCTTTGTGCTGTCATATTGAGCCAAACCCATGTTTCTGCTCGACATTAGGTTTGTGTTAATACCAAAGTAATCAGTCAATGCCATTTGATATCGAACATCAAACATAGAGATGCTACTGAATGGACCAAATTGGAAGATTTTAATAACACTAACTATGTCTCTTCCAGTTGGTCCATCACCACCAAAACCATTTACTGGTCCTAAATTATTGGTATCGATGTATTCGTTTTCGATATCTTCAGGCTGTATTTCATAAAGAAAATATGCTTTCTCTACACCATCGAAGTGTCTCTCTGAAAAATATTGGAGCGCATCATCTAGACGATCTTCACATTGGTGCCAATCTACATTGATATCAACAACTGGCGCCCCGAGTTGTCTCAGAGCATACTCAATTAAAGTTTGTCTTGAATTTGGTGCTGCCATAAATTCTCCTTACAAGATATTTATGGCTTTAAAAATTACTGAAGTTTTTGAGAATTCAGTTTATTTTGTTCCATAATCTTTTGTTCGCGTTCTTCCATTGCTTTCTTCATTCCATCTGGCATTTCTGGTAATGTAACTGGAACCTTGTTTAGTTCCTCAAATTCAATGTTTTCAAGATAATATTTACGAGTAATTGGTGAAACTGCCTCATCTGGTTTACTTGGAGTGTAGTTAGTAAATCCAGGCATATTAATTGGACAATTTAACTTTGGATAATCTAGTTTGCTGTAATCGTTACCATTTGCAACCAACCATGTTCCTTGACGATCACCACACCCGCACCCACCGCAGAAGTACTGTCCTGCTGTTTTGCTTTCTTTTAAGTGCTCGCATGGTGGTAATGCACCATCTAGATGTTTATTTCCAAAACAACTTAGCACTCGTAGTTGTTTTGTTGCTTTATTAATTTTCTTTTCATTTAACCCGCGAGAGGTTAATGACATTGCAAAACTTTGAATCATTCCAATTTTCTTTGAAATGACACTTTTTGTTGGTACTTCTACTGTACGAAATTCAATTGGATTTGGTTTATTTGAACAAGATTCTTCAGCCATAATAATTACTCCACTTCAATTCTTCTAATAAGACGAACATTAATATTAGATGTTCTTGGTACTAAGTATATATCTCCATAATTTAACTTGTTGAAGTTTTGTCCGTACATGAAAGATTTGCCATTAAATACTTGGCTATCTAAATTATATTTGTTATCTGATTTAACGCTAAAGAATGGCGTGGAACTCAGATACAAATTATTCCTCATAGATCTAAACAATTCTGGTATAAAAAATCCATGATTGATTTTTTTGTTAATAAATTCCAACTCATTCTTCGATGGAACATACCAGCCAGATAAGTAATATTTTTCTCTAACTCGATTCATAGACTTACTTTGAATACCATAATATGTTAAATTGTCTCCGTAGGTATTCCACAATCCATCATATAGAGAACCTTGAATTATTTCTGGCTTCTCTCTTGAATCGTACAAATATGGCAATTCAACATCGTCTGGTGCAACTATTATAGCCCACTTCTTTTTGGTGGTGCCATAACCATAAACTTCTGGTCTATAATTTAATGATTTACCTGTGAATGGATTACCATTTACGATAGAACCTTCTTGATTTATTGGTGTTCCAACTTCAAATATTCCAACATATAAACCATCTTTATAGTAAGTCAAATCAGATGATGGCAACTCTGGTTGTGTTATTGTTAGAGATCGTGGGAATCCCTCACCACAATTTGCAATAGTAGAACAATTCACACAATTTTCTTCAATAGTAGTTCCACAGCATCTTCCTCCTGAAGTAAAATCACCACCAAGGGTTTCACAATTTCCTCTAGAAGTATCGATACAATTAGTGATATCAGTGTCACCAGTACAAACGCAACAACTACCTAGTGTTTGTTTATTGCACACATTGATATCTGGCTCTACTGCTGCCAAACAACGATGATCTATACAAGACAGAGAAATAACATCTGTATTAGAAAAATCTGGATGATCATCTGTTTCAGCCCAATTTGGTGCTATTTTTATTATTCTATTATTTTCATCTACTGCAAAACAATAATCATTAATCGGATTCATTGGATTGCTTACATCATTTCCAAAGTATGAAGTGCAAGAAACTAATTTATACTTTCTATTAATTCTTACTGAGGATTCTAAATCAGAATTTAATGAAACGCAAGTCATTGTTCCATCTTCTTCTATGCCACAGAAAGTATTTGCTCCTAATGATACTCGCACAAATTCTTTTCTAGGTAAAGATCTAATCAATGTTCTAAACTCTTTTAGCGCATCGATCTCATTGATATAAGGAGAAAAATAATCAAAACTATTATCTAATTTTTGTCCAACAAATCCCATAGTAGAATAATCTAGAGATTCAAATAATTGTTTTTCTGTATTATGTTGATATAACTTTTTAAGTTTAGTTGTTACATTTAGAGTTTTATTTTGCCCAGTAGATCTATTAAAAAATCTACCATAAATTATAACTGAATTGCTGGTGTCGATTCTAGCACTAAATGTATTTGTCGCTATTAAATCTATGCTTAAAGTAAGCGGTATTTGTGGAATAGGAGAAAGTGTTCTATCTCCACCAAAATCTTCATAATAATTTGGTGATCTATAATAAATTGGAACACCATCTGTGGGCAAAACGGCAAAATAACCAGAGAAAGAAGTATTTAAATCTATTTCTTCTTCATTAAAATTTAGACTACCGGGACAAATCTTTTTAGTCGTAATCGGTTGGATGTTACTTGTTTTTGCTGCATAGTCATTTAAATTCACACTAGTGTCAAACAATTCACTATCTGGTGAAATGTTGTAAGAAAGTAAAATTAAATGATTTGCTGTGTCTCTTATTCCAGACGATCTCACTTTAACTACAGTTTGATTTATTTCATCAATAAAATCATCAGTGTAATACCTATTAAAAAATTGAGTAATAGTTTCGCATTTCCAAGGGGCAAATCCAGTTGTTATATTCCAACAAAATAAATTTAAACCGTTTTTGCATGAATTTAAAATATTTGCGCTTGATTGACTGAGCGCGCATTCATCCGAAACTGGCGCACCAGCCCCAACGGCTTCATTACATTTTCTTCCTGTTTTATAAAAGGTAGAAGTATATGGAAATGCTGCTTTTTCGGCGCATTCTTTTTCACTACAAACATCGGTGCATTCTGCATAAGCAGTTCCATCTGGATTAAATTCTGGGTGACAACATGCTCTTTTATTTCTAAAATCAAAAACATTTGATTGTTCTTCGGTTCCAGTTACACAATAATATGTTTCATCCCTATCTTCTGAACAGGCACCAAGTGTCCATTTTCCGCTTAAAGATTCACATTCACACAGAGTAGTTGTTTGTAGTGGGTTTCCTGTGCTTTCTTTTAGAGAACAAGAACAACAGCAGCCAAGTGAAGATGGTTTTATATTTTCTGCGGGGCAATCCCCACCAACAAAATATCCATTTTCCATAGCACACTGAGAAGCGGTATAGTTTGGATTTTGTGTTACTTCATTTGTACCAGAATTAAACACAAAACAACAACCAGTTATAACATTATTTGTTACAAATGAATCATAATTTATTACTGTTTGGGATCTTGTTCTAAATTGAATTGACATTTAGCAACTTTCGTATAAATCACAATCTGGACATAACATATTTACACAAATTCCTTCTTCGATTTTTACTGTTTTAGTTTTTTGTTTAATAACAGCACCTTGATTAAACGAATAAACTCCTGCGTTTAATAAAGGAGATACTGGTTGTTGCATGAGAGAGGATGAAATTAATCCAGTGGAAATTTGCCATTCATTTTGATCTCCTCCCGAACCAGTACACAGACTAATACCTCCACCTCCACTGCAAGAATTACAGCATTCGTTCTGCGCACAATTTGTTACTAATCCACAAAGTGCGCCACCATTAACGTAACAATCAGAGCCTAACGCTGAGTACCAATTAACATAAACTATAGGAACAGCAACTTTATCTGATTCCTTTAGAGTTTTCACATAAGATCCATTTTCTTGGTGCCAGAAAACCGTAGAAGAATTGAATACATCTAAATTATATCTTAGATTTCTGCCAAAAATTCCTCTTGGTGCTCCACCGAGTCCGTTTTGTTGAGATACGAAATCAAGCTCATAAAATACTGATGGGGGAACGTCATCTTCTGGTTGTGGTATTTGTTGTAAAGTTGTTCTGTAGTTTGCACTAAATTCATTATCAATTTCGTCTTCTGGTTTGAAGAAGAATATTTCTCCAGTTAGATTGAATAAATAATCATCACCAATTTGAGTAACAAAGTTTTCATCTTTTGCTGGATAAAAATAAGCACCGAGTAACGGATCTTGTAATTCCCAGAAATTTCTTCCTATTTTTTGTCTATAGTATGGTAGATACCATCCATTTGCATTTTGTCCAACATTAAAACCAACAATTATTTGATTACCAATTTCCCCCGTTGGTTGTGTGTTTTCATCGGGTTGCGTTGTGCTGCAAAAACAAGATGACACAACATTAATTTGCCATCCTCCAAGTGGTGCTTTTCTATAAGGATATTGCAATGAAGCACCATAATAACCAGGCCGCGCAGTGCCACCACCGATCATTCCCTTTAAATATGGATCATATTCAACATAGGGAAGTTTTAAGCAATTATTTGCCTGTACCGTAGCGGTGTTAGTGTTTGGAACACTTCCAAATGGTGGATTTGTTACTCCTGCAATATTCTGAATATTTGTCATAGAGAAAGCAACACCAGTCGTCATGTCCTGTAATACTGATTTTTTATTATTTACATACTGTTCATGTATTTTTTTCATGAAATATGGAAGGGTTCCTTCGTGTGCATCTATACACATCTCAAATATTTTTTGTGTGCTCATGGTGCTTAGATTTGTTGTTTGTTTAGTATAAAACCCTACACCACACCACTCGGATTCCCATCCCATCGTTATTCTTCCCCACAAAGGAGGAAATGGACAATTGTATTTTAAACTTTTAATTATTTCTCCCGCTGGGTCTGGCTCAACAGTATACTCTTGTGTTTGCGTAATTATACCATCATCAGTTGCTGGAAGATCTAAATTATAATTAATTATTTCTACTGCATCGCATATTTTGCATTCTTGTTTTTGTTGTGCATTTAATACATCATAACCAAAACGACTTAAGCAGTTTTCTCTATTTTTATTTTGCTCATTAGCATAAGCACCAATATAATAACAGTTAAATGTTCCGTCGATATTAACTGGATTATTTAATGCATGTCCAATACTAGTACTGTTGCTTCCACTAATAGTAAAAAATGGAATATGATAAGTTCTATTATTGTAACTAATTGGATTTGGCCAAGATTGAATAGTTCTTAGTACCGGGTTTGTTAGAAATGGATTTGGAACATCTATAGTGATATTTTCTGTTGTTGCAATGACTGTTTGAAAGTCATCTAATCTATCTGTTATTTCTGTTGTTGTTTTCCCTGCCATTCTAAAGGGGGCTTGATTCATTCGTCTAGATCTACTTGCAAATGCAGATCTTGATGCGCCTATTGGGCTTCCACCAGATCCAATATTTGCAGGAAAACACCAAAAACATGCAATCATTTCTTCTGGTGGAGGTGGTGGGCACTCTTCACAATTGCAGTCATCATTTGGATGCTCCTCTGGACAATCGGCAGCAAAATCAACTTCTATTGTATCACAATTTGAATTATCACCGCAATTTAAATTGCAAGTAGAATAACAAGTCTTTTTTGAGCAAGTTTGTGCTCCACACCCACCATCCTTTAGTCCAATTTGACTACATGGGACGCACGCCGTGCTTTCTACACAAGTTGTTCCATTACATTGATGACATGTAAATGTTGTGCAAATACTATTGCATTCACTTTGACTTGAATATAAACCAACCTCTCCTCGATTTTCACACGGAATTCCATCATAAAATATTTTTTCGGTGCAACCACAACCAGAGCCGGTGCTTTCGCATTTGTAACATGTTGTTGATTCGCAGTTACAATTTATAGATTCACAGTTTGTATTTTTTCCCATGTAAACACCACCGAGTGTTTGTTTACATTCGTATGGAGTTTCAACATCTTGACAAGTATATATTCCATTTTCTTGTTGAATACAACAAGCTCCTCCAATTTCCACTAAATCACAACAGTTTGCATCAACACAATTATCAGTTGGAACTATTTTTCCACCTAGTATTTCTTCACAATGAACTTGAGTTAAATTGCCTAAGCATTCACCATTTTTACAGCAAATAGAAGGAGATTTACATTTGTTATAACATAATCCAGATGGATTCTCCCCACTCAAATTTTCAGCGCCTTCATTTGGCTCAGGATATGATCCATATTCACCGCATGTTATTCCTGAGATAAAATATCCACCAATTAACTGACAAAAACTTGGATCAATATCCGAAACACATCTTCCTTCAGTACAGCAAATGCCGTCATAAGTTTTATCTTGAACTATGCAAGAATTTAAAGTACAAGGAACAAGTCCTTCAAAAGTGCCTTGTCTTTC